GTACTGTCCGTATCTTTTCTGCAGCTAGTATCATCAGTGGCTTGTCCCCTTCCTCAACTGTTACTGTAAATATCTTTGTTAAAGCTAACAAGAATTTTCAATACAGTGTTCCCAGGAACGGTCTTCAAGGTCCTACCAAATATGGCGATGTCATGGCTCAATCACTCACGCTCTCTTCAGTTCGCCCAAAGCTCACGAAGAACAAAGAGGACTTCAACGATATCTATAAGCTCATTCGTAGGTATGTACCGCTCGGCAACATTACCGTTAGTGGTGCAGATGTAGGAAAGTGTGTAGTGATTCCTGTTATGCCCATTCTTCCTGACTTGGTTGAACGTCACTCTATCGGACTCATTTCAAAGGGTTTTTCTTTCTGGCGAGGTTCTATTAACTATAAAATCAAACTATCCGATGCCACAAACTCTAAGTCAAGCTTTGAGATCATTCATGTTCCCCTGATGGGGGTACCTCAAGCCATCACCACACAGCCATTCATGGCCGATTTCCTCGTTGGTGATAACGATAAAGCTTTAACTGGTTCATTTTATGGTTCTCAACCCTTTAATCCAGCAATGGACAAAGAATGGGAAGTTACAGTACCTTACTATTCGATGTATGATTGGTTGCATTTACCCCTCAAGCGTTACAGTGTCAACCGTTTACCCCTACTCTCCACGAATAATGGTTGTTTGATTATCAAACCACTAGAGATTGGAGCTTCATTTGCCCTTACTATCTCTATGTCCTGTGGTGACGATTTTCAATACGGTGCCCCCACTGCTTTTCCTACTATCAGAATTGAGAACGGTTCAAAGCTTGGCACTAATGTCACACTTGATAAACCAGCAGCCCCTTCTGGCACCCCTCCCATTATCCCGCCTGGTACTCGTAGTGCATTACTTCCCGATGTTATTGTGCAATCCTTCATTCCGATTAACCCCACGGGTCAAGCCATAATGCGTCCGCCTTTTTCCCCTCTTCCTACACCATGTTCCCGTGATGTTATGCGACAATGGGTAAAAGGTGAAGTTAGAATCACTGCTATCCTTGGTAATGATAGAATGTTCATGCCTTTGCAATTTCCCATTATCGACAATCGAGATAGGAGTGACCCCCTTCACCATATCGCGGTTGGTATTCCTATCAATAATGGTAGACTTCATACTGGTGCGCATTGCTTGTTCTATAATTTTGAACACGACTTCTTCCAATTTCAGACAGGAGCTGGCAACGCTGAATTCAGATCAAACACAGTCACGTTGAGGATAGAGCCCGCCACGAACCCTCCTCCACCGCCCCCAGTCACAGGGTCCCTTACCGAAGCACAAGCTCGTGCACGAATTGAAGCGATTTTCCAAATGGAACTCACTGCAGCTCGCCATCACGGGTATCCTGCTACCCAACCCCAAGCTACTATTTTAAGAACCTATCCCTCCTTTCTCAGGAATGACCTTTTTCGTAGCGCCTGGGATGCTCTTCCTGTAGAACACTCCGCTCGCACATCTCGTAACGCCTTCAACAAGCACTACTACAAGAAGTGTATGGAATGTCAGTGCAATGTCTTTATGTATTTGCACCAGGAACGTTGCCGTCCTATTCATCCCCTTTCCCTTACCGCCGTGCCACAATCACTTAAGAATGAATGTGAGCCCATCCAAATCCAAGGATTGATGGAATTTTTCGATAAACTCGCTCAAACCAACAGTATCGTTAACAAAATTGCCCAAAGTCTTGAAAACGAAACCGTTGAGGGGTCTGCCGAATACTTCATCAATATCATCACACAATCAGTCAAACGCCTGTGTGATGATGCTTCCATTACCGTTCGTAACTGGTTTTCACAGATGCTCCCTACTGTGGACTGGAAACTTTTGGTTTCTGCTCTTGTATTTGGTGTCACCATCTACACTCTCCGCGATTTCGCAGAGAACCCACTTTTCCGAGCTATGCTTGGAGGTGCCTCAGCACTTTTGTCACACAAGTTCATCACTTTCTGTATTGATATGTTCAAACAGGATGACTTCCCGATTAGAGTTCAACAGGGCACTGCATTGAATCTACCCATGATTATGCAGTTGTGCTGCGGAGTGCTGATGTATTTCCTTAACCTTAGTTGCAAATCCTCCGGGACGCGCGTACTTAAAGGGCTCGGAGATCTTGGACGTTCTTTGTCCGGTATCAAAGTTGGTGTGGATGCCATTAATGTTTTTACTACCTTTATGCAGGAGAAGTTGATCCCAGAATTGTCTGTTACAGATGGAAACATCCTCAGAGGCATGATGGCTAACTCACTCGATGTTATTGAAGAAATCAACACGTTGAACCTCGAAGAAATGAAAGTTCGTTGTTTAACTGAAGATGATATCAAGACTCGAGTTCTCAAAGCTCATGACAACCTTCACGAATTATGTAAAATAGCTATGATCAATAATGCCCCCTCTAATATTCAATCTGCTCTCGTTCGCTCACAAAAGAAGATTGAGGACCTCCGTTCTCAAGTTATTTCCTTCAAAGGAGGTGAACGTTACCGAATTGATCCCTTCCACATTTGCCTGTATGGTGCACCTGGTGGCGGAAAGTCTGCTTGCATGAATCAAATTGCAGAAGATCTCCGTTGCGTGATGCAATGGCCCAAAGATAACCTGATCTATACCAGAACTGTTGACACAGAATACTGGGATGGTTATATGGGTCAAACCATTACTATCTACGATGACCTCGCACAAGTAGTTCTCGACGG